CCCGGCCTGCCCGCCCGCTGATCTTGCTGATGGGATCGCGGCGGGGTTTCCCGCGGCCACTGGAGATCCGCCTGAGCGTGCCGGTACCATGCTTGGCGGTGCGATGACCATACTCGACCAGGTGCCCATGGGCACCCTCTGGCCACCTCGGACCGACCGCGACGTAGACCACGCCCTGGGCCGTGTAACGCTTCAGCCGGCTGCCGATCGAATTGGCCAGTTGGTGCGGGGTGCCCTTCATTCGCTGCGCCCGCCTAATCGTGCGTTGGATGGTGGCCCTGGCCTTCTCGGTCTTGCCACGCCTGGCCAACCTGGCCACCTTGCGTTCCAGCGAGCGGACCATCTGAGTCGCCGCCCGGCGGACGCTCCGCGTTCCGAGCTTCATGGCGTTCTGCTTGGCCGCCTGGACGATCGGCACCGCCGCCTTCCGCATGGCCTCAACCGTGACCTTCTCCTCGATCCGCGGGCCCAGCTCGCTGAGGAGCTGCCGGAGTGCCGCGTCGCCTTCGACCGTCATGCCGATCATGGAAGGAGTCAGGGGTCAGGAGTCAGGGGTCAGGAGTCAGGGGTCAGGGGTCAGTATTCTTCATTCTGCCTTCTGCATTCTGCATTCTTCATTCTGCCTTCTGCGTTACTGCTCCTCGACGCAGTACAGCAGCAGCTCGCGGTTGCGGTCCTCGACGTTCACCGGCGGGGCCGCCAGGTTCAGGATCCGCGGGCCCAGGACCAGGCGCATGCGGGCCGTGATCCCCGGCCGGTAGCGGATCGAGACCACGTCGGTCAGATCGGCGTGGACCTGCTGGGCCCGATAAAACTCCCGGCCGCTCTGCGGCAGGACGGTGGCCCAGACGGTGGCCACGTCCGACCAACTCATCACCTTTTCATTCAGCGGGTCGGCGCTGCCCTCGCTGGGTTGTTGAATCGTGACCCGTTTTCTCAGCGTCCCGGCCCGCATTTGAAGTCTCAGGAGTCAGGGGTCAGGAATCAGGGGTCAGGGGTCAGGAGTCAGGGGTCAGGGATCAGGAGTCAGGGGTCAGGAGTCAGGGGTCAGTATTCTTCATTCTGCATTCTGCCTTCTTCATTCTGCCTTCTGCATTCTGCCTTCTGCATTAGGCCACGCCCTCCAAGACCCGCCAGCTGTGGACGGGCAGCAGCAGGGCCTCGATGGTGTCCGGGATCCGCGTGGAGATCGTCCCGGTGACAATCGGCTCGCGCTGTTCGTACCACAGCCCGACCAGCAGTTTGATGGCGTGCTTCGTGCGGGCGGGGACGCTGGCCGCGGCGGCGCCGTAGCCGGCGACGTAGGTCACAGTCACGGCGTTGAGGATCCCCGGCCGGGTCGTGGGCCAGACTTCGCCGTAGATCGGCTTGATGCGTCCCGGCTCGGACTTGCTGTCGACGTCATACTTGGCCGCCAACAGACTCTGGGCGACGCCGTTGGCGTCGATGTACGCGATTGGCGAGGTCACCGATTGCAGCGGCGGCCGGGGAACATAGATCGGCCAACTGCCGGACGGGAAGGCATCCAGTCGCAGCTCCCAGGTCTGGGTGATGTGCGAGCGCCATTCCCAGGCCTCGATGGTGGCCCGGGCCGCCTGGATCAAGGCCGCGATGTAGTTGTCCTCGTCGCTCGCGTCCACCCGCAGGTGGGCCTTGGCCTCGGCCAGCGTGATCGGCTCCAGGGCCGGCGGCGTCTTGAGTACGATCGACATGGCGGCCTCGGAAAAAAGGGATTGGGGATTAGGGATTGGGGATTGGAACAAACGAGAGAGCGCACTCTAATCCCTAATCCCTAATCCCTAATCCCTCATTTCTTTTAGACCACCCGGATCCCCAGCGCGTAGACGATGCAGGCGCAATTGGTCGCCTTATTGGCACTGACTCGCAGCGTCCCACCCGCGGCGATCTCATGCTGCGCGTCGTCGATCAACGTGGTGCGTGCGGTCAGGGTGTCGTTGACGTTCAGGACGATCGCGCTGCTGATCGCAGTCGCGCCGTTTTTGACCGTGACCGTATCACCCGCGCCGCCGTTGGCGGCGGTCTTCACGGCCCAGGCGTCGATGATCCGCGTCTTGTGCTCGAGCACCACGTCGGTGTCGGCGGTGCCGTCGGCGATGGCAATCCGGTGGATGACGGGGGCCTGGCCCACGGTGTTGGCGTTGGCGATCGCGCCGGTCTCGATCACGCCGGTCGAGCCCTCTTTGACCCGGAGTGCGTCTTGGTCGCGATAGACGGGCGTGCCATAAGTTGCTTCGGCTGGCATAGGAGTAGTCAGTGGCTAGTGGTCAGGAGTCAGGGGTCAGGAGTCAGGGGTCAGGCGTCAGGAGTCAGTTCTGCACTCTGCATTCTGCATTCTGCATTCTGCATTCTGCCTTCTGCTTACGGCGTGCCCTCGGCGGGCGAGAGCAGGATCTTGCTGGCTACGACCGTCGGGCATTGCGTGACCGGCCGATTTTTGGACTGCCGCTTGACGGCGTAGATGCCGTTCAGCACGGCGTTTGCTACGGCCCTGACGCAAATGCAGCGGACGAATCTTTCCAGGGGCCGATTGATCTCCAGGATTAAGAGCTTGTTGCTGTCCGCAGCCGTGTAGGCCTGCGCGCTGCCTGCCAGGTCGGCGGCTCCGCCCATGCCCGTAATCACGTCCTGCTCGGCGTGCACGGTCACGGTCCCGGTGGCCGTAATCGCCCCGATCGAGACAATGAAGGCCACGGAATCGAAGCCGGCCATATCGACCTCATCGGAAGTCGTGGTGCCCTGGCCGTCCGCGGCGCCGTTGGAGACCTTCTGGAACCTGCAGTCGCTGAGTAAATTCATGGGTGCTCCTCTCGGAGGTTTGGTTGTTATCAGTTCTCAGTCGTCAGTTGTCAGTTCTCGCCCCTCGCCCCTCGCCCCTCGCCCCTGCTTTGGGCAGCGGCTCGCAGTGGCCTTCGCGGATCAGCCGCTTGGCATACTGCTCAGGAAGGTCGTAGAGCTTGTCGGCGTCCAGCGCCCGCGACCCTTCGACGATCGATCGCAGCATCAAGACTCGCATGGTCACAGTTCTCAGGAGTCAGGGGTCAGGAGTCAGGGGTCAGGATTCTTTTTCTGCCTACTACCTACTACCTACTACCTACTGCCTTCATCTTGGCTTAGGCGTGCATCCGCATCCGCTGCACGGGGTGTGTCCCCGCGTCCAGCAGGCCGCCGTCGAACGACATCATCCCGAGGAAGGCCAGGTCCGGGGCGAATCGCTCCACCAGGCGTTGGACGCGGATCGTGCCGACCTCTCGAATCACGTACTTCGAGAGCTGTCCGAACAGGACCACGTCCTGGGTGGCCGTCATCAAGGCACTCATGTGGGAGTTGGGCGTGATCGGGTAATTGCGGAGCCGATTCGGCGTACCCCCGACCAGACTCGGCTGCCAGAGGTAGGCGCCGTTGCCGTCCTTGAGGAGGCTGATCTGGAGTTGGATGGCGTCGTGCATCATCCAGCCGGCGCCTGTCCGGTAGCTTGCATCGACCGCGAATTCGAGCTGGATCAGCTCGTCCGCGGAGATGGCGGTCGCCGCGGCCGTGGTCACGCCCAACGTCGCGGCGGTCACAATGCCTCGCGGCTGGGCGGCGCCCGTGCCCGTGGTGCAGCGGCGATTCTGGATCCGCCCCAGCCGTTCGCCGATCAAGCCTCCCAGCAAGGCCGCAATATCGATGGCACTGTCCCGCACGAGGACGTGGCTAACGGGCAGGAATCGGCTGGTGTACTCGTAGGCCCGCAACACGATCGAGCCGAAGGTAGGGTCGGTCCCGGCGACCATGGTCGCCGTTTCCGCGGCCTCGATCCCCTCATTCGCCGTGTCGTTGGTGATCGGCCAGGGCAGGTCCTCGCCCGTGCTGGTCCGCATCAGGGTGGCCACCTGTCGGACGCCGCCGTAGGCCAGCAGCGCGACCTCCAGCGCTCGCACGAAACCCTGCGGGACCAGGAAGCCGCCGGCCGGGTCGATCCCGACTGAAAGGGTATTGAGGATCTGGTCGAGTCGCCCCACGCCTGAGCCGACGATGCCCTCCAGGGAGGGCAGAGGGATTTCGATTTCCTTGCTCAGATTTTGCAGGGGCGAGCGGCTGAGGGCCTCGGCGTGTGCGGCCGACAAGCCGGCCGGCCTGGCGCACCAGGCCTGGAAGGCCAGACGGCGCTGCCGCTCGGCCTCCTGGCCGATCGGCTGGTTGGCGGGACGGTTCGCCGAATCGCGGGGGACCCCGCTGCCGACGACGTGTTCGAGCCCGTCGCGGACGGGCTGTTTCAGGACAGCCTCGAAGGCCTCTTGTTTCTCCAGCTCCGCGATCTGCGTCTGCAGGTCCGCGGCGTCCGCGTGGATCTTGGCGATCGTCTGGCGGTCCTCAGCCGAGAGCGGACGCTTTTCCTTCTCGGCGGCCTCGATCACCTCCCGGCCTTTCTGGACCAGGCTCACCAGCTCTCGCCGCAACTCTTTGCTCGTCATGCTGTTACCTCGGTTGTCACGGCCGCGGTGTGCAAAAGAAACCCCGTTGGGGGTCGCCCACCGCCGGCGTCTATGTCCTCACAGACAGTCTGCCGGCTGATGGACCGTCCCCAACGGGGTGGGTGTCGGCCATCGCCTTCTTTCGGTCGGCCGGTCCGACGGGGCGGACCTCCGACCATCAATCGGCCAGCCTAGACAATCGGCTGGCCCAATTGCTAGTCCAGTTTTGCGTCTCCGAATCCCTTGACGCAATTTGCGAATCTGCTAAAATTCGGGCATGAACACGAGTTTCCCGTTCCTCACGGTCGAGCAGGTGGCGGCGCAGGTCGGCATCACCGGCGCGCGGGTCCGGCAACTCCTGGCCGGCGGCGGTCTGGCCGGGCGAAAATTTGGCCGCCACGTCTGGCTAATCCCCTCTAGCGAGGTAGCCCGCTTCAAGCGACTTCCCGTTCCCAATCGTGGTCGGCCTCGCGGGCCCCGCATTTTTGCGAAAACGTAAGTGTCCACCTTGCACCTAACTTCCACAGCCGTCGCCTGTTGTGGATTCGGGCTTGACTTTTTTGCGAAAGCGTAAATAATTCAGGCAGATCGGGGGAATGACCCGATCGAGCCGGCGGGCTGAAACGCAGCGCGGCTGACTGCCGCAGGAGACGACGAAATGACGACCCTGAAAATTCGACGAACAGCCGAGCGGGAGTTTACGGTGATCAGTGGCACGAACAGCTACCAGATCACGTACGACGGCCATTATCACTGCTCGTGCCCGGCGCGCGGAATGTGCAAGCACTTACGGACCGCTCTCGGATGCAACGGACTGGCCATCGGTGCGGAGATCGAGATTAAG